TTTTGCAGAGGTAACAGCACTATCCTTAATCTGTAACTGACCAGTACCACTAGCTACTTCAAGGCCACCAGCTAATACACAGGTTCCTATATCGGTAGAACCGCTAACAGTAAAGGTAACACCGCTACCAGTATTGCCTATAAACAACGCATCCTCAACAAGGTCGTGTAGCTTTTCATTAGTAACTGATGCATCCGCTGCGAATGTCTCTCCCTTTAGTATTGGTCCTGCCATTATATTGCTTTCTGTGTTGATCTAAATGATGTTGAGCCACTTGTCCTTATGGCTCTTATCTTGGGTCGTCCTACTGTGTTGTTAAATATAAATTGTATTCCGTGTCCACGTCTATTACCTATTCTACCACGTATGGATACATCCTCTGCTATCTCTAACCTTGAACCATTTAAATCACTTAATGATCGAAGAGGAACAGTTGCATCAGGGTTTTCTGTTACAGCGGATATATCTAGGTCACTATCATTATCCTCGCTACTCTCCACGTGAAGCTCGAACTCCTTCCAGCTCTTTCTGTTCAGATTACCGAGTGTGTACTGACGAGTAGTAACGCTACCTTTTATCGGTACAGGGTCATCAGATACTTGGCTAATTTGAGTACGAACAAGATCATCTCCTTGTACACGACTGTCTATACTGTGTATTCCTCCTAGGCTGTTGATAGCATACACAAATCTTTGTGTACCTTCACCCGCAACTATTAGATTCTCAATGTTCCAGTTATTGTCATTAACCTGATCAATACTTTCCCACTGTTTGTTGAGGAAGTTATATATTAGTAAAGCATTATTTACACCGTCAGTATTTTTAACACCATCTTGGAATGTATCCAGTGGCACAGCTATATAGTAACGATTATCGAAGTAAACAGCTACGGACTTACTCCAGTACTGCTTTTGTATTCTTTCAATAGTTGAGTTAATTGGTTCACTTAATGGTGTCTCAGTACCACGAAGATTGTACTCATCAAAGAACTGAGTGCTGTAGACACCATTGTCAGAAAGAAATATAACCTGATTTCCTACCTGTCTTATTGTGTCCCTGGCTACACAACCAACCTCGTCCGTAAGTAGTCTAGTACTGGCTCCCTGCAACGTAGTTGTATTGGATACCATATGAATACTGTTACGATTGAACACCATTAAGTTATCTTCTGAGAAGGAGTGCAAGCCTACAACAAAGTCAGCCTCACCTGCGTTAAACCTGTACTGAGCATATATCTGGTCATAGGTATCCGTGTCTAAAATATCTGAAGCAATAATCTCATCCAGTATTCCTCTAGAAGTATAGGTATCAGCTGCACTAGCTACATCGAACTTAAATGGCATTACCAGCCTGCGCTGATGATACACAGCAAACTCAGGCGCTGGCATATGCGTAAAGCCTAGACCCACAGATACTTTTTTTATAAAGATTGGATCAGATGCACGAACCTCTGCTTGTGTTTTTTCAGATGATACTGCATCTGGAAGTACAATAAAGCTAACACCTGCTGCTGGGGCTACTGTTCCTGTGGTATCGGACGGACTAAAAGTTGTTGCAACTTCTACCTCGAACTCAGTACCACTATTTACCTTTGATACGGAATTATTTCCATTAATGCCAGCATCAAGATCAGCAAAAGTAATTGTTTGATTCAAAGAAAGACCGTGTGCAGCACCAGTTGTAACAGTAGCAGTAGTACCGCTTACAGCAACTCCAGTTACGGCAACAGTGCTGTCAGAGGAAAATACTTCTTTTATTAAAAATTCTGAAGCTAACTTTAATCCACAGGATGCAGTGGGTCCATCGTTGCTTATTGATAAGGTATTACCAACACTTAGTGATTGTGATGTATGCAGGGAACCAACAGAATTTATAATAGAAAAATCTTTGACAACAGTGTTGATTGATACTGGTTGTGTATAAGCACCACTAGTTACCTTTGTAAAATCCGTTGAAACAACCGATGTGCTACTTACAGTATAAGTCTCGTTGCCGCTAACATCTAAGGCAAAAGTAAACGTGGTGTCCCCAGTTTTTGTAATAGTTTTAGTTGAACCATTGGGGTCAAGGGTAGTAAATGCTCCATCTGTTCCTGCACCCAATAATCCGTTAATTGTAACAATCTCCCCAGTTACTAAATTATGATTTGTACTAGTTGTTATAGTAACTAAATCAGTGCTACTAGCAACAGAGGCTGCCGATATTGTAGATATTCTAAGATTGTTTTCTAAAGTAGTACTACCATTTCTAAATATAAACACCTTGTTAAATGCTTGAAGCATTGATGCTGTAGTTGGAACGGTTTCATTTGAAGGGTAGTTCAGAGTAACAACAGCTCCTGTTGATAGATTCCTGGCTACTGCACTAGCATTTGATGCAATGATTATATGCTGACTTGCACTGTCATTTGGATCACTGAATGCTGCACTTGCATTAACCTCAGTATTAAGAGCATCAGAAAGTATCATAGTACTACCAACAACTGAGGATTCAATATCATTTAATACAAATCCAGAAGAAGTGTACGTTATAGGTAAACGGAGGGCTACTGTATAGGAACCAGTTCCACCCGAATCATCAAGTGCATATTTTACTGTAAGGAAACCTGAAACACTAGCGTCAACATCTGTTAATGTATGGACACCATTTGGATCAGCTAGACTACCTGCTGTTATGCCAGCAACGGTAACGGAATCTCCTACTGCTAAGGATGTACCAGCTATGTTTGTTAGCTTTATAGTAACTTTATCTGCTGTAGTAGTACCAAGGTCAGCAGTAACTATATTCATAGGAAGGATACCAGTTATACCATCACCAACCTGTGCAGTAGTAGGCAACCTAAGTACACTAGCACTTACAGTAAATGGTGCTTCTACTAAATCAATACCCTTACGTACCTGTGCTTGACCATTGCGATCCATCCGTACGTTCTGAGCATCCGCAAGCATACCACCAGCAAGTTGGTCAGGGCGCAAGCGATTGTTAAAGCCAACGAAACCAACGTCACCATCTTTTTCAACTCGGTCATCAAGTCCTGAATATGAACGGTACTCAAGCATTTAGCATTTCCATCTTTTGAGGGCTAAGGCTTTACGAGTAGGACGACCCTTTGAGTCCTTCATTGGTCCTTTGACACCAGCCATACGAGCGCAGAAAGATTTCTTACGAGCTAACTGTTTACCCTTTGGGTTCTTCTCCGTGACCGGTGGCTTTAGGTTAGCACCAGTCTTGCGCTTGAAGTAAGCGCGTCCAGCTGCGGTAAGTCCACCCTTTTTACTTTTGTGTTCCTTCCTCATTAGCTACGTACTCTTGCTCTTGGTGTATTAGCAACGACTGTTTTCTTGGATCGCTTTTTCTTCCTAGCAGTTGCTGCTCTTTCTGATTTCGATAGACTAAGAGCCTTTCTTTTAGGCAAGCAGCGGTCAGGGTTCTTCTTGTCCTTAGACGTTCCGCAAGGTCCTTTGATGCTTCCATCAGTTCCTATACGTACCCAGTTTTGTTCCCGCCATTGTTTAAGCTGTCCCATTATCTGCCCTTGCGTTTACCGCCCTTTGCCTTCTTAGCGTAGTTAGGATTCTTGCAGTACTTAGAAGCAGCCATATTAGCGTACGCACTTGGGTACGTATCAAACGTACGTCTAGCCCAAGCCTTACCTTCTGGGCATATCTTACCCCCGCTTTTTGCTTTTTTTGGCATTGTTTACGATTGATTTAAGTACCTTGGCTTGACCCGCGTGAGCCTTGGAAGCCTTCTCAAGTTTTCTTGCGACTGTTAGTATTTTTCGATGCATTACGGCTTCTTAATTTTTTGAAGTCAGCACCTGTAATTTTATTACGAGGGGGTGCAACCCTTGCTAACTTCTTTTGTTTTGGACTATATTTGCTGAATGGCATTACTTCTTCTTTTTCTTCTTGAGCATATCAGCATCAATCCCGGTGCGAACTTTTTTGCCAAAATCTTTAAATCTTTTAGAATCTTTATTTGTAGTAATGCCTTTACCAATAAGTTTAATTAATTTTCTACCATACATAATGTTTTATAATTTGTTAAATCTTATTACTTCTTGCGCTTTGGCATCTTCTTAGCCATTTTCTTCATCCCCTTAGCCTTAGCAGCTTTTGAAGGACGACCTACTTTACTTCCATATGTTCCTTTTCCCATTGGCATAATAACCTCCTTGTTATAGTTCACTTCTTACCTTGAAGTAGCAGAATGCTACAAATCCTCCGATGATTAATGCTATCCATAAACCTGTGTCACTCATTTCTGGTATAGGTGCAGTAAATCCTGTTGTTAAAATTTGACCTGGTGCGTTTACACGAACTGCCATTGATCCCATTGTGTTAGGAGTAAAGGACGAAAACACAGCAGCATAAGTAGTATCAGCAGCTAGTGTTATTGTTCCCTGAAATGCTTGGCTTTCTCTATCAAAACTTTCAAAGTTATTTTCTTGGCCACCGCCAAATCCTATGCCTGCTCCGTCATTGAAAGCCCAAGGCCGATCAATAATTAAATTAGCCTCAGGATTATCATAGATTAATAACGAGGTATCCGTTACTTGATTCGTTAGTTTACTTGAGTAATTATTGAACTCAAAGTCCCCCCCAGTAGTTGTAGTAAAAACCAATGGCTCGTAGTAAGTAGCTCCGCCCTCTGGATTAAAATCCTGTACAGAATTAGTTTCATCAATATTTACTAAAAAATCATAGATTACACTGTTCAGTTGTATCGTACCCCAAGCTATAGAAGCTGATAGCAAAGCGGCTAACAGATATTTTACTTTTTGAAGATGGATGTACATATTGAAGCTAATTCCTTGAACATACGAAAGATGAATTTGTTCTTGGGCAAAAACATCAGCACTATAGAAATTATACCAACATAGGCAAATAACATACCTAAAAGATTGTCTTTATAATTAGTTATAATATATTCAATCATACTTATCGTTCTCCTGGTCCCTCTGGTGATACTTGTACTATGTCCGGATCAATTACTAAAACTTCTTGACTTGGCGCTGAATCTGCTGTGTTACTAGGTTTAGTTTGTTGTGACTGTCTTGGCGTCTGCCTTGCTGATTGTTTTGCTCCCTGTTTTGTTTCTTGTTCTGTACTCCCTTTACTTGCCTCCTCTTTGGATTCATCACTTGAATTACTTTTTTCTTGAGTACTTTCCTTTGCCTCTTTGCCCTGAGCCTCTCCTTTACCTTGTTTAGTTTCTTCAGCAGTTTTATTGGATTTGTTCTCATTGGACTTATTTTCTTGGGCGCTTTGAGCAGTTTTATTCTGGGACTTATTTTCTTGAGCAGAGGATTCCTTGGGGCTTTCTGATTTAGGTTCAGTAGGGGCTACCTTTGCCTCCGCCTTAGCTACTTCTGCCTTTACCTCAGCTACTTTGGCTTGCATTACCCCTTGCCCCCATACGTTTACTGCATCAAAGTTCACGATATTCTCAACGAATGCTGGGAATCCCAAGCGTTGTTCTACGACATCATTGGCTACGCTTGCTACAAAAACCTCAGTATGATCAACGGCTATATTTGTCTGCGTTACAGCAGCAGTACTCACAGCAACCGTACCGGCTGCTCCTAATTGACTTATCTTGTCAACTACAGGTAAATCCTTTACTCTTTTTAGAAGAGATTTTTTAGCGCGTTGAGCATCTTCTCTAGCCACTTCGAGAGCTTCTTCAGCATCTTCGAGACTAGGGACTTCACCTTTTGCACCCAGGACTTCATCAATAGAATCGCGGAGTTCAGAGAGTTTTTGTTTAGCGTTTTTGTAATCCATTGCAAGGGGTAACAGAGGTAACAAACTG